GCCTCTGCTCCCGCTGGCTGAAAGAAGAGTTTCCTACGGCCAGCTGGGGGGCGTTTTCGGGGATGTATTCATTTTTGGGCGCACCTGTATGGTACGCCTATGACGAAAAGGGAAACTTCCTGGGCGAAACCCAGGGAGGAAGAAGTTTGTCAATAATGGAGTAAGGAGGTGTAAAAATAAATGAAAGTAGGAATATATAGGGAGGAAAAAGAGATACAAGAGATCCTAAAAGAGGTAAAAGAATCATATGCGTTTCATCCTTTCCATTTGAACCAAACCACTCCGAGAATAGATGAGTGGTGGTGGGAAGAAGAAAAACAAAAAATAATTAAGGAGCTCGTCGAACTGTCAGATACAAAAATCTGGCACACTGGCGAGCGTCACGACTGGGGATTAGCGTGGGACTGGTTTGTTTTCTATAATCCCACGAGAAAAATAGCAGTCGTGGGATACTTATAAGAAGAATAAGGCCCGCCGGGAGCCTTAATCCCGGCAAAATAAAAATAAGGAGGTTTTAAAAATAAAAGATATCATTAGGCTGGCGAGACAGTTCGCCAGCAGCGAAATAACAGGGACGTTCAGGCAGTATCCCTGCGGTCCCGATATAATTGTCGGATCTTACGACCGCACGACATGGGAGAATAAATCTCCCTGCCGATATGGTAGATATGTTATTATTTCTTTTACCGCCGAAGGAGAAAAAGCATCCCTTCGGCTGGAATACCCCGCAGGACACCACAATGCGGGGTACGACACAGTCTACCTTGTGGTAGGCAATAAAAAATACAGGAATCAAAAAGCCTTGGAGAAATTGGCCGAAATCTGGCCACTATCTCCTGCGTCTAGTGATTAGAAGAAAAAAATATCAAAAACAAATAAGGAGGTAATAAATAAAAATGAGGAATTACACACAAAAATTGCTTGAGAAAGGAGAAGAGCGCCGCCGCCTGACCAAACAACTTCAGGAGCTTGCAAGCCGGGTAGCGGAGGAAATTGCCACCTCTGTACCAGAAGGTACAGAAGTAGAAGTAAACGGGAGAAACTACCGGGCTAAAACTCTCCGTTCCAACATCGGCAGCTATACCACATTAGTTGCCGTAAATAAACAAGGTTGGGATGAGGGTTTAATAACCGATCGCAGGGAACCCGGTCAGCAGGGCTACCTGCATGGTGACTTCTATGCCTGCTACACAGTAGCGGGCAAAGAAGTATTCCTCCACTTCGTTAATAATTTGCCCGAAATTGTTCGGGCGTTTGAAGCGGAGGAGGACAGAATTATTGCTGCCCTCCGGGAGGCTTTTGAGAAACTTAGGACATTAGCAGAAAAAGAAATTTAGCCGGGATTAATTCCCGGCTTTTTATTTCCCCGGCAATGTCTGCAATTTGTCTGAAAAAAGTTCTGCCAAAAGTTCTGCCCGAATTTAGAAACTTGCTGGTAAGAATAATACCAGATGAAATTTACATAGCAAATGAAAAGCCCGTACTTGCAAAGTTTTGTTTGTCTGTGGTATAATGAAAAACAAGACACAGCCTGACTCACATTCAGGAGGTCATGGGTTCGAAACCCTTCAGCCCCACCAAAAGAATAAAGCAACCACGGGTTTTCAGCTCCCGTGGTTTTTTTGTTTGTAGCAGAAATCTTGAAAGTTCTGCCGAAGTTCTGCCGAGACAATATATTCCAGCTAAGAAGTAAAAAAATTAGATGAGGTCTTCCATGGTCTCCGCGGCCTTTTTCTGCATCCTAGCCGTGATATGGCTGTATATGTTGAGAAGCACCGAAGGATCAACATGGCCCAAATATTCTGCCACGGTTTTCACGTCTGCACCTTCTTCCAGCATCAGCGTTGCCGCCGTATGCCGCAGATCATGAAAACGAATCCTGCGCAGGCCAGCTTCCTTTATAAACCTGTAAAACTGACGGTCGATAGTATCAGGAGTGATTGGCGTCCCCCGGTCGCTGGTGAATACCAGGTCTTGGGTTTTCCCCCTCACGCCGAGAGATAGAATTTTCTGCTGTTCGTACAGCCTGTGATCGGCCAGGACTTGCATTATTTTTGGCGATACCTCTATAGTTCTCGAACGGCCACTCTTAGTGCTGTCCTGTAGCACCGCCTTGCCCTTTTCTCCGGCTATAAGGTTGTACTTGACTTCTATCCGGCATTTTTTCCAGTCGATGCACGCCCACTTCAGCCCGAGAAGTTCTCCCCGCCTCATGCCTGTCGTAACGGCAAGCAAGTAGAAGGGATACCGCCTATGATTCTTGACGTACTCCAGAAAGCGTTGGGCCTCTTCTCGGTTCCAGTAGTTCAGGTTGTGAATAAACTTGTTATCAGAGCGCGGCGGGCTTATCCCTTCCGCTGGGTTTCTTTTTATTATTTCGTCTTCTACAGCATGTTTGAGAATGTTCTTGAGGATAACAAAGATATATCGCACGGTGGTATTGGAAAGGCGCCCTTCTTTTTTATCGGCCCGGGCGCCTTCTTTCTGCTTTTCGGCGATAAACCCTTTTATCTTGCTTTTCCTGAGCTTCGGGAGGGAGATATGCCCCAGTGCGGGAATGATATGGTCTTCAACTATCCCTCTGTAGCTTTTATAGGTATTCAATTTTACGTTAGGCTTCGCGTAATCTTCCAGCCACTGCCGGGCGTATTCTTTGAGGGTAATATCGACCGGTTCTATGTACGTCCCCTCGTCTAACTCTTTAAGCTTGTCCCGCAACAGCTTGTCTGCTTCTTTCCGTTTTGCCGGGCGGTTTAAGCCAAGCTCCTTGCGGACTGAGATCCACCGGCGGCGGCGCTTGCCGTCTTCTTCCTCGAATTCGAGAACGATGTAATAGTTGTTTCCTTTCTTGGCGACGTGGCCGGGCATGGAGCTGTCCTCCCTGTTTAATTTAATCTATTTTTTCCCACTCTGCTCCTCTAGTCTGAAAACCAACATCGCTTTCTTTTATTTCAACTACCACTGTCCCTTTAACCATAGCATCGTTAGCAATAATGTCATCTAGTTCACCACTAAAACCCTTCAACCTGGCCCAATAGTCTGCTCCGGTTTCACTTTTATAGCGTCCAGGTTCTATGTCCACACCAACAATATAACAGCCATCGCCAAAAGAAGTTTTCTTCTCACCTTCATAATTTTCATCAACTAAGAAAAAGTATCCAGTACCACTGAAACTGAAAGCAACATCAGACTCTTTGATGTCAACAATAGTTGAACCACTTATCATTGATTCGTTTGCTATTATGTCATCAAGCTCACCACTCAAACCGCTCAGTCTTTCCCAATATTGAATATTGCCTTCGCTCTTATAACGTCCCGGTTCAATATCTTCGTTAACTAAGTGTGTTCCTGGCTGAATTTTTACTAGTCCCGGCTCGGATTCAGTTTTGGTTTCCGTCTCCAATTCAGCTCCATTTTCTTCAGCAATTTCAACTTCTTCTTTTAGTGCCTCCGGTTCAGTAGCTTCTCCACAGCCCCACAACCCCAACATAAGTAAAACAGCTAATGAAATAATTAAAACTTTTTTAAACATGAAACCACCCCTTATAATTTATTAACTTATCTCCTCCGGCACTTTTATCATCAGCCTGACCATCGCATCCCTCCTTTTTTCGTAATACAGCTTTAGTGCCATTCCCATAAACCTTTCTGTAACGTCGAAGTACTCCGCCAGTTCATATGTAAGTAAAATACCGCTGTTCACGGCCTGTACCAGTTCAGGGAACGGTATGAGGTACTGTGCAGCCCACCAAAGGGCTGTTTTTTCGTACTTTTTAGCCATGTACTTACACGACCGGGCAAAAGCAAGCAAGTCGTGGCTAGTCATGAAATGGTGTCCTAATTCTTCGGCTAAGACACACCGCAGGATTTTTCGCCTGTGTTCGATTTTCTTATGTAAAAGTATCACTGGCGGTTTGCCCCTGACACTACGGTAAACTCCTAATATTTCCCAAGGTAGGTTGAAAAAACCGATTAAGATACCTTCCTTGTATGCCAGCGCAAAAAGTTTGTCTGGCATTTTTATTTTCCTTTCGGGGGGTTATATTCTCCTTTTTTGTACTTTTCAATGAGGTACTCCGCGTACCTTTCTATTTCTTCTCTTATTTCATTGGGAATATCTTCATCGACATATCCACCTAGGCGGTGGAGGCCGGATGTTACTGTTGGTTCTGAATCAAAAAAGTCATTTAATGTAATTTCAAAAAAATCGCAAATCTTTTCTAGAGTTTTAAGCGAAGGTTTTGCACTTCCTGATTCTATTTTATAAATCATGGTTGGGTCTAATCCAATTTTTTGTGCTAAAGCATTAGCTGAAAGCTTTCTTTTGTTTCTTAGCTCTTTTAACCTTTTACCATAATTAAACATTTGAAGTTTTTAAATACTCCCTTAGTTGAATTTTATTCATTTTCTATTATAACCTGGTTCAGGAAATTTTAAAATCCTGAATTTATTTCTAAAAAATCCCTTGACAACCTGAACCTTTTTCTTTAGAATAGAGTTCAGAGAAAGGAGGAACAATGAGCATGGTTCAGGTAGGAGCTAGAATTAAACTTTTACGTAAGCAAAAAAAATTAACTCAAGCACAACTTGCTAAAGTAGTAGGAGTTGACGCCACTCTTATAAATAAAATTGAGAAAGGCCATACTACTAGTTCCTTAAATACTCTAAATAAAATTGCTGAAGCTCTTAATGTAAGTATTATTGACTTGTTAGAAGAATACTCCCAAAAAAACGATCACAAGTCCAGCACAGCCTAGCTCACGCTAGGTTATTTGTGCTGGTTTTTTTCCCAAAAACTACTCAAGAGGAGGTGCTAGCGCAATAACTAAAACAAAATTTTTTCCCTGCCGCTGTCAAAAGTGTGGCAGGCTACTCCTGGAGATAACTAGAGGGAGCAGTGTAAAGATAAAGTGCAGAAAGTGTGGCACCTGGTGTTATTTTAGCGTCCCTGAGCGGACCGTCAGCTGTAGCTGATCTGGTCCGCTTTTTCTATTTTACTTCAAAAGGAGGTGTTATTATTGCCCTACAGTATTTCACGCAAGCGCCTCAGCCTTCCGCTTTGGCTTACCGTGAAAGAAACGGCGGAGTTACTAAGAACAGACGAAAAAACAATCTACAGGCGATGCAAAGCGGGGAAGCTCCCGGTGTCTCCTCACGGCTTACCTTGGCGTATCTCCCGGGACGGCTTGTTTGAGATGGCCCGGGAACAAGTTATGAAAAAGAAAAAAGAGAGAGAAGAAGCTGTATAAACAACTGATCCTAGTGCAAATTTTACCCCAAACATAGTCAAAATAAACCGGATTGATACCTTTTAGCAACGTTACAACACAAAACGAAAGGAGTGAAAACATGAACAAAAAAGGTTTTTACCTTCGAATAGCGCGGGAAAAGAAGGGATTGACTCAGCAGAAACTTGCACGGTTACTGTACCTAAGCAGGGAAACAATAAGCGCTTACGAAACCGGACACAGACAAATTCCCTGCGAAGTGTGGGCCAGGGCCATACAAGTTTTAGGTGATAAAAGGATGGCAAAAGTATGGTGCGAGGAATGCCCGATTTACAGAGTGCACCAGGTTCATAAGAAGGAAAAGGTGATAGCATGATACGGCGCAGATGTCCTTACTGTGGTTCAGATTAGTATTCTACGGATACTGGTACTAGTTGCTCTTTAGAAGACGTGGAGATTATTGATGAACATGAGAAATCGCTAGTCAAAGGGAGGTAGATGAATGCGACTGATAGCGAGCTATCAGGGAAAGAACCGCGATTTCCGCGCCTGGCTGGCGGCGCAGCGATACGAGAACGTGACCAGCCTGGCGGAATGGCGAAAGAAAAAAGCCGCTTCGAGAGCGGCCATTAGAAAACCGTCTAATCCGATTATAGCATAGGAAGCGAGGGAAGACAATGTCTGTTAATTTAGATCGCTTTTCCCAAGGCCTCCCCGACCAGCAGGATGTTGCCCCTTTGGAATACTGCCAGGGGTGCGGGGGAGAGATATACCCGGGCGAAGATGTGTATGTCATTGATGGAGACATTACGCATGCAGACTGGGAATGTCTTGTTCGCTATATAGATCCGGAAGTGATGACTATTGAAGAAGCGCTGGGGGTGAAGCCATGACGGCTTTAGCGAGTTCGGATTTAATCTTGCGGAAAATGGCCGAGAGCAACGAGCGTTTTGACCCAAAGCAAATTCGGCCTTCGGCTATAGCATCATGTGCCAGAAAGCAGGTTTATGCAGCACTGGGCTACCCGGCTAACGAGGAGGCCATACGGGAATTAGAGGGTATTGCCTTTCTGGGAAATCTGCTTGACCGTAGCCTTGCAGATTTTTGGTCTCGGATGTATCCAGGAAAGACTTACAGGCAATTTGAACTTCGTACACCATACGGAATAGTTGCCCATCCTGACATCTGGGTGCCGGGTCTTAACCTGGATGTAGAAGTAAAATCCGTTTCGATTGGTGCAAAATATTACGGCCTGCCGAAGCAGGAACATGTCGACCAGGTTATGCTCCGCCTGCATTTCCACCACAAATACCGCAACAAGCAGGGCGTGCGCGGTGAGATCATATACTTCTTCCGTGAAACGTTCCTCGACCCCGAAAGCTGGCAGCCGCTTAGCTTTACCGTCGAATATGACCCCGACCGCGGCCAGGAACTCGAAGTCCGCCTAAACTATATCCTGGAGTGCGTGGAAAGAAAGCAATTACCGAAACAAGAGAGCAACAACCCGGACTTTTTCCCCTGCAAGTCAAAAACAAAATATCTCCAGGCGGAGTGCCCTTACAGGGACATCTGTTGGGAAGGGCATACCAAGGTTGAAGCTACCCCTGTTCAGGAAGCGGAGGAACTACTGAAACGGTATGCCGAGCTGGACGGGATGCGGAAGCGTTTCCAGCAGAATGCTGATGCGGTGAAAGAAGAGCTGCAGGAATTGCAGGAGCAATTAAATGCTATTTTCGACCGGGAGCAAACTGAGCGGATTATAGCGGGCGGTTATAGCATGAAGCGGAGCTATACGCCGCCACGCAAGGTAGAGTACGAGACGAAAGGTTACTACCGTTACTACCTCAAAAAGGAGGGCAAATAAATGACTGTTGCAGTTCAAGAGGTGCAAAAGGCACAAACACAGGCTATAAGCATAATCGATAATGTCAACCTTCAGCAGGTGTCGGCAACAATGCAGAAAATAGCCCAGTTTCAGGCTGTGGTACAAAAGACCCTTAAGAAAGACCACGATTATGGAGTTATACCGGGAACCGGCAATAAGCCGACCCTTTTAAAACCCGGAGCGGAAAAAATCCTTATGCTCATGGGTCTTACAAGCGAATATGAGGTTATAGAAAGAGTTCAGGATTATGACCGGGGATTCTTCGCTTTTACAGTAAAATGCACTCTTTCTCGTGGCGATACAAAAGTAACAGAAGGCGTAGGACACGCAAACACCAGAGAGCGTAGATATACAAGTGGCAAACAACAAGACCCGTATACCTTGGCGAATACGGTACTGAAGATGGCTAAAAAGAGGGCGCAGGTGGATGCTGTCTTAACTGTGGCAAGCCTGTCGGAGATCTTTACTCAAGATCTCGAAGACCAGCTTGAAAATGGACTTGAAAATGGATATGATTCGCAGAAACCAAAACAGCGACCGCAAGCACAAAAAACCAAGAACGAGTCTACTACTGAAGCACAGTTGAAAAAGTTGTGGGCTGCTGCCCAGAAGTGTGGGCTTGACAATGAGGGCTTACACGAAGTGGCCCGAGCGAAATTCAATATGCCCGACTTGGCAAGTGTGCGCGACCTCAGCAAGAATCAGGTTTCGGAATTAATCGACTATATCAAAAAGGGCACTTTTGAAGGAAAATATGTTGAGGATGAGCTGCCGCCGGATATTGAAAATGCTCTGAGAGAAACAGGGAAAACCTCAGCCCAGGGTTAATCCCCTGGGCCCGGGGCTTTTTTGCTGTTTGGAACAAACCGAACAAAAAACGAACGATAGAAGTATATGTTGCACCGGCAGCACATATAGGTGGGAAACTACGGGTGGAGGACTGATGATGACACATATGAAAGACACTTATTATTTTTCCCATGACAGCAATGCACGAAGTGATCCTAAAATACTGGCTTTGCGTTCAGTTTACGGTATAGAAGGTTACGGCCGTTTTTGGATCCTAATTGAGATGTTGCGGGAGCAATCTGATTTTAGACTTAAGCTAAACAGCAGTTACGTTCGCAAAGCAATCGCAAAAGAATTGGAATGCGATGAAGATGATGCTATGCAATTTATTCGTGATTGTATTGAAGAATTTGAGCTTTTTGAAACAGATGGGGAATATTTCTGGAGTAACTCTCTTTTGCGCCGCATGGAGATAAAAAAAGAGAAGTCTGAAAAAGCTAGACAAGCAGCCCAAGCCAGATGGGAAAAGAAAAAACAAGAACAAGGGGAAGAGTATGCGAACGCAATGCAAGTGAAATGCGGACGCAGTGCAGACGCAGTGCAAGTAAAGGAAAGTAAAGTAAAAGAAAGTAAAGAAAAAATAAATAAAAGTACTAGTAGTACTAGTACTGGTACTGAAACAGTAACTGTACCTAGAGGCGAAAGCTATGGGAAAAACAGTGCAGCCGCGGCCATTCCTCTATCCTCCCCCGAAAGCAAAGTAATTAAAGCATACAGCAATAACATTTCCGTCTTACCTTCGCCTTTTGAAGTGGAGAAAATTACCTCATATCTTGACCAGCTTGAAGCGGATTTAATAGTTTACGCTATTGAGGAAGCCGTACGCCAAAATGTGCGCCGGCTGGCGTACGTAGAAAAGATACTCCAGCGCTTCATAAGCAAGGGTATAAAAACCCGTGAACAGGCGGAGGCATTTAAAAAACAGCGTAAAGGGCGTGAATCGCCATCGACGCCACCTGAAAAGGAGTATCTTGCACCTTATCATCGTCTTTACGTACCACCTGAGAGGGAAAAAAAGAGCCCAGAAAGTGTAAAACTGCTTAAAGTATGGGAGGGTAACTCGAGTGAAGAAAGAGCTCCCCCGTGACGTTGAAATAGAGAAGGCGTTGCTTGGAGCGCTTCTTAGCGACCCTAGCAGAATACCAGCTGTGCTTGAAATCCTGGCTGGCCCAGATGACTTTTATGCTTTAAAACACCAGCTGATTTATAAAACTATTGTAAGACTTTTTGAGAACGGGAAAGAGATCGACCCAGTAACTGTTTACAGCATGCTCGAAAAAGATGGTAAGGTCGAAGAGGCTGGGGGCGGTCTGTACATCACAAAATTGTGTGATGCAGTCGTATCACCGGTAATGGCGGAAGAATACGCCCGTATTATCAGGGATAAAGCAGACCGGCGAAGGCTGTACAGGGTATGTGCTGAGGGAGCCAGAATGGCAACTACTACTGATCCTGACTTTGAAACTGTGGTTGATGTTGTTTCAGCGATAGAAAAGCAGCTTTACGATATAGCCCGAAATTCTAACAGGATTGAAGATGTGCCGCTTGATAAGCTTGTATCTAGTCGCTGGGAGGCTTATGTTGTTGAAGAAAATGAAACCAGCTTTCGGGGCGTACGTACAGGATTTATTGACCTGGACAACCTGATTGATGGGTTCCAGGAATCCGAACATATTATCCTTGCTGCTAGGCCAGCTATGGGCAAGACCTCCCTTGCTTTGGATATCTGCCGCAACGTGGCAAGGACGGGTAAGCGGGTACTCCTGTTTACGATGGAGATGAGCAGGAACCGCATAGCAGACCGGTTTATATGTGCCGAAGCGCTTGTTTCGCTTAAGGCGTTTAAACGCAGGGAATTGGTGGCGTCTGAAAAAGCGAAGGTGAATTTAGCACTGAACAGATTGGCTGAGCTACCTATCACAGTGGTGGATGGCCAGTGGAATACAGCAGAGATACGCTCAAAAATCATGCGCGAGCAGAAGGAGAGGGGTAACCTAGGCCTAGTGGTGATAGATTTTCTTACGAAGATTAGCGAGCCACGTAAAGGAAATATCAGCACTCATGACCTGGTAGGCGGAGTAGCGCAGAAGTTGCAGAACATGGCTATAGAGCTGAATGTCCCGCTTCTGACCCTGGCTCAGTTGAATCGAGCGGTGGAGCGGCGGGATAATAAACGTCCGGTGTTGTCAGACCTTAGGGAGAGCGGAAACATCGAGGAAGCCTGCGATAAAGTGTTGTTCATTTACCGCGATGAGTATTACAACAACGAAACAAAGGACAAAGGGGTTGCAGAAATTATTGTGGCTAAGAACCGGGATGGCCCGGTAGGAACAGTAAAGCTGGCCTGGTTACCGGAATCGGCGACTTTTAGAGACCTGGAAAGAAGGGGTGAAACATATGAACAGAGCGCGTGATTTTCTCAAAGAACTCAAGCGCCAGCCGAACAACTACTGGCTGGTATATTCAGCCTGCAAGCATGTTGCGGAAAATGATCCGACGTTTGATGAACTTCCGCTCCAGGGAAAGATAAGCTACTTCTGGCATTTGGTCAGAGACCTGTCGCCAGAGGTGCAGGATACGATCCGCGAAGGTGTTATTGAGTACCAGCTTACGCTCATTCAAGAGACAAGGGAAGAAAATGTTTCGTAAAAGTGAGTGATATTATGGTCACTAAGTGGCATAAATACCAGTTTACAAATTCAGAAGTAGTCTACGGTGTGAAGAGAAGGGGAGGGAATAAAACTGGACGATGAACAATCTTACGAGGTTTTCACGGAAGCCGAGGGGAGATGCAATGTCAATTTTTATAAGATCGCCGCGGAAGACCTGCCACGCGTAATCTATAAAGATTTCATGCTCTGTCCCGTCCGAAGTCTCACGCGTTGCGTGGCCGGGTTTGTAGGAAGGGATGGGGCCTTTAATAAGTCTCCCTGCTTCCGAATTTTGTCTGAAGGGGGTTGGATTCAATGTTGCCGATCACTGAAATACATGTGGGTGATCAATATGAAAACCCATTCTTACGACCAAATGGTCTTACATTTGTTGTTCTTGAAGTTAATAAAGATGAAAAAATGATAAAAGTACAGGCTATTAATCAATATGCACAAGAGATAGGAAAAGCGTTTTGGAAGAAAAACACCGATAGAATGTTTTCTGAAAACTGGAGGGTGTTCTGTGGTGAAAATATATTTTAATTGCTGCACGTTCATTCGAAAAGGAGATGATACTATGCCACCTTGTGATAAATGCGGTAAACCAAGTACAGGTATCTGGTATGAAGAACATGGCTGGGAATGTTCCGAATGCCATGCAAAAAGATTGTTAAAAGAACTTGAAATAGCAATTGAAAAAAATAAAGCCTTGCAGGGGGGAGGATGAAGCGTGAAATGTCTGCGTTGCGGTAAGGAGATTCCTCCGGACGAAGCAAGAGAAATAGAGAAAGCGGGTGTGGAACCATACTGGCTTCAGCAAGTGCGAAAGCTGGAGGAAAGAATTGAAGAGTTGGAGGATGTAGCATTTACTGTTTTGAGGTACTTGAGAGCTAATTGCGCTTCTTGTGATTATAGTGCCTCGTTTGGTTCACCGTCTGAGTGCAATGCAGGAAGTTGCTACGCTAAAGAGGCTTATTTGTTGCTTAGCCGGGTGCTCGGCATTAGTGACAAATTCTAAGGAGGTAATTGGGGGGTCTGAAAATGACACTTTCATGGCAAAATCAAATGTTGTCGATGTTAGAGGTTGCAAAATTACAGTTAGAAAATTCAATGCATCAGTTAGTCTCAGCCCCGCCCTGCCATAAGACATGGCGCAGTAAAGTGCTTACACTAATGGTAAAAGCGAACTATGAATGGCAGATAAAAAACAACGCAAGATTAGCTGAACAAGCAAAGGAGGCTCCATATGAGTGACATCCTCTCCGTAGGCAGCCTGTTTAGCGGTATAGGCGGGATAGATCTAGGTCTTGAGCGGGCAGGCATGAAGATAGCCTGGCAGGTTGAGATAGACGAATTCTGTTTGAAAGTTTTGAGGAAACACTGGCCGGAGGTGCCGAAGTATGGCGACATCAGAAAGATTGACCCAAAAGAACTGGAACCAGTTGACCTCATCGCAGGCGGTTTCCCCTGCCAGCCAGTATCGATTGCAGGTAAAAAACTTGCCCAGAAAGACGAACGCTGGCTCTGGCCTGAATTTGCAAGAATCATTCGCATGGTACGACCCAAATACGTCCTCGTGGAAAACGTGCCTGGTCTACTGTGTGGGCGCTGGGAGGAGATGCCGAATGATCGATGCTTATGTGGCTGGCCTTATAGATGGCGAAGGATGTATCTATCTGGCAGTGAGGGTGGGCAAGAAGAGGCGCTACTACAGCCCAAGGATAGATGTGGGCATGAGTGGGCGTTCACGACAGTTGCTGGAGTCGCTTCGGGCGCAGTACGGGGGAACAGTCAGAGAAACTCGCAAAGCAACCGAGAAGTGGGATTCATCAGTGACTTGGAGCCTTTTTGGCAGGGAGGCGGTAGCGTTCCTAAAACGAATTTTGCCATTTCTAAAGTTAAAACGCGTGCAGGCCGAGTTGATTGTCTCGTTGTGGGAAAGGGTAGAGGCGTTGCCCAAGCGACGCAATGGTACTCCAGTGTGGACAGAAGAACTGCGAGAGTCGGCCGAAAGAGTGCGAATGAGGATTCAGGAACTGAATCGGAAGGGGCCAATGGAAGAAGTAAAACCTGGTTGGTTTGCCCGTCTTGTGGCAGGAGTTTGGACGACACCCCAACGCGTTATGTTTGGCGATCTGGATTTTCAGACGTTCTCGGAAACCTGGCCGCGCTCGGGTATGATGCGGAGTGGTTTGTGTTACCGGCTTCGACTTTCGGTGCGCCCCATAAGAGAGAACGTATCTTTATCTTTGCCCACCCCCCAGGCCCGGGATTGGAAAGGTGCTGGGAATCAAACGTGGAGCCTTCCCCGGATTTTAAAGAAATTACATGGGAGTCCTTGTTATCCGAGTCCGCAGTTATACGAAAGCGTAATGGGGTTCCCTATTACGTGGACAGAATTAGAGGACTAGGAAATGCGGTTGTTCCACAGCTAGCCGAGGTTATTGGAAAAGCTATTATGACGTATAACGCTGGAGATGAAAAGGTAACATGAGCGGATACACGCCCAGAAAACCTGTAATTGAAGCGGGAACTGTAAATGTGCCCTGGGTGGCAGCTTACTTGAACATAAACCTGAACGCGGCCTATGCCTTGGTTAAGACTCCAGGCTTTCCATGCCTCAAAATCGGGAAGCGTTATGTGATTCCAAGAGAAGCCTTTTTTTAAGTGGCTTGAACAGGCAGCTTTTGATAAGCAGTCTTATAACACAGCGGAAAATAAGTAATGACTGGCGTTACGGAAAAGGAAAGGCAATTTTACTGCAGTTTACGGGCAAAAAAAACCCCGGCAGCTTGGCGGCAGACCGGGGAACAGGAGGGAAAACCGTTGTTCAAGGTTGACAAGCTTAATATCCGGATAAACTTTATCGAGAGTATTCTCGGTTCTGCGCCTGCGGATCCGGACATTTTCACAAGGTTTGTGTCCGCCAAGGCGCCGAGCCCTTGGCAGCAGGCGGAGGAAAATGATACTATTCCAGAACGCGTACCAGATACGGGGGCCACGGTGTTTCATCGCGATAAGAAGGGATTATTCTTGTTTGATTATCACCTTCGTGGCTTCTTGAAGGAAAGTGGCAATATTCTCAAGGATACTGATTCGTGGCTTCTTGAAGGAAAGTGGCAATATTCTCAAGGATACTGATGGAATTAAAATTAAGAACTTGCGTAGCAAAATAGATAACTATGTTTTTATTCGGCCACGTCGCATTTACCTTATGCGCGGGGGCGAACATATCTTGGAAGAGGACGGAGTTTTGGAAAGACCCCTGCGCGGCATGACTATGCGAGGAGAACGGGTATCTTTGATCCAATCGGAAGTTGTCCACCCGCCGGTGTACATTGAAGCTACCGTTGAGGTGCTTCAACACAAAGAAGTCAAAGTTCCGTAAACTTCTAGACTACGGCCGGTACAAAGGCATCGGCCAGTGGCGGAACGGCGGTTTTGGAAGATTTGAATGGAGCGAGATTAATAAGCAGTGCTGTAGTGTGGCTGCGGTGTAGCTAAGTGTAGCTACGGTGTGGCTTAGTTGTGCATTGGCCTCGCAGAGTAAAGTGGAGGCGAAGCTGAGTATAGCTAAGGCGTGGCGCAGTGAGGCAAGGGCATAGCTTAGTGGGGCAGAGGCATAGCAGTGCATAGCAGAGCAGTGCGTAGTAGGACTTGGCATAGCAATTGCAGGTATAGCTAAGCAATGCAAAGGGCGAAGTAAGGCATAGCTTAGTGAGGCAAAGGCGTAGCATAGCAGTGGCTTAGCGTAGTAATGCAAAGGGCGAAGTTAAGCCAAGTATGGCGAAGGCAAAGAGTAGTTGGGTGTAGCGGGGGCAAAGTAATGCAAAACAGCGCAGAGGCATGGTTTTGCTTGACAGAGGCGTGGCGGGGTAAAGCATTGGCAAGGTATGGTATGGCAGGGCAAGGGCATTGTATAGTACGGCGCAGCAATGCCGGGCATTGGCGTGGTACGGCAAAGCAGAGCATTTGGCAGGGTATAGCAAAACTCTGGCATGGTAAGGTTTTGTATGGTAAGGTTTGGTAGGGCAGTGGTAAAGCATTGGCTTTGTAAGGTGTAGCAAGGCTTAGTAATACAAAAGCATAGCGTAGCGCGGCATAGCAATGGCTAAGCTTAGTACAGTGCCGCGAAGGGCAATGAAAGGTGTAGCAAGGCTTAGTAATACAAATAAGCTTAGTACAGTGCCGTATCAAGAAAAAGGAGGAGGGTGTTAGTTGATTGAATTTACCATCCCGGGCCGCCCCGTACCGGCGGCCCGGATGACCCAAAGAGGCAAATGGACCGTTCGGGCTCGGAAGAGCCTGGATTACCAGCAGAAAGTGGCTTGGGCCGCTAAAGCAGCTCAGGTTCCTAGATTGATCGGTGATGTTGTGCTTACGGTACGGTTCTATTTTCGAAACCGCCGTCACGGGGATCTGAGTAACCTTATAAAAGCTATCGAGGACGGATTGCAGTATGCCGGTACGTTGTCGAACGACAAACAGGTTCGCTGGTACGGCGAAGGGACCGGAATATATTATGATGACGAGGAAAGGGCGGAAGTGGAACTGCAGGAGATAAAAGAAAATGTGGGGTCAGTTACCCCATAGCTAAAGCTAGGGGCTTGCAGCTCGAAGCCGCTTCGGGCCTACTGACGGAGGCCCATCCGCCAGCGTCTCAAGATAGACCTGACGGATATTGGTTGCAGCTACAATGTCTGCATGGCCCGCAAAACCACAGGAGGCGCAGCGGAAGACATGGCCTCTGCGGTTGCTTTTGGCAACAAACCCACACCTCGGGCAGCGCTGGCTGGTATGTTTGGGGTCGACATAGACCACAGCGATACCACGCTCAGTAGCCTTATACTCGATAAAGGCACCAAGCTGCCCGAAGGCCCAGGAGTGCTGGAGGAGACGCTGTTCTTTAGCTCCACGAATCCGCTCCCTGATATAGCGTAGGTCTTCCATTACGATGACATCACCGGGCCTACAGGAGTTGACGATAGCTTTTGCGATCCTGTGGTTGAGGTCGGCCATCCAGCGGCGCTCCTTCCCCGACAGACGTTTCAAGAGGCGTTTTACCCCCTTTGTGCCCTTGGCCTGGAGCGCCTGCCGCAACCGAGTGTAACGCCTGCGGATGTGCATAGCCTGCCGCCCGGAAAACTTCAGACCATTGGAGGTAGTGGCGAGGTTGTAGATGCCGCGGTCAATGCCTACGACGTTGCCGTCTTTCGGCGGAAACGGGACTTCACGGTTTACCACAATATTGATGTAGAACTCCTTCTTGCGCCTGTTGTAGCACAAGACGGCCGAAGTAGGCTTCTGTCCAGCAAGCAAGCCGCGCTGGAAATTGCCGATGGCAAGCGGGAGCTTGAGCCTGCCTGCTACCGTAGAAATGGAAACTTCCCAGCGCTTCTCGTTGAAGGAGAAGGTGCGCTGGTCGAGGCTCATGCTGGTGGGTTTGAACTTTCTGGGTTTGGACTGCTTCCGCTTTTTCTTGGCTGCTTCAGCTACTCGGGCAATGGCACGGATTACGAGGTTGGACTGCAGGCCGTATTTTTCCTTAATCTCCCGGTAGCAGAGGTGCTGGAGTTTAACTTTGTTGGTAGTGTGGTTTTCCTGGGAGACGCGAAGGATGTCATTGCAGGCGTCAGCGAACCGATCTAGGGTCTCTAGAAGAACAGTAGCTTGTTCAGTATTAACTTGGAGCTTGCATTTAACTGTTTTTACGAGCTTCATAGCTTCATTTTACATCACATTGAAGGAGATATCAACCCGCGCCTTCCTCCCCAGGCTTAAAAGCCGGGGCTTCCGGCGCGGAAAAGGATGGTGATCTTTGTGAAGCGTAGGCAGCTCCCGATAATAATAACGCCCCACGCTTTGTCAAGGTGGCGCGAGTACGTGGGCCTGGACGAGGTAAGAGCGGTTAAGAACGAAGTCTGGCGCCATCTGGTGGCTTTTCTGAGGGTTGGGGTGCCGGTGGATCACACCGGTGCGGTACAGCTGCAACTCCGGCCGAGGCTGTGGGCTGTGGTTGTGCCGGAGATAACCGGCGGCTGGGCGGTGCTGACATTTCATAGGGGAGAATATTTCGGGGAAGGGATGGTGGGATGACTGGAACGGAGCTGGTTTATCGCGCAGCTATGGCTACGCCGAAAGTAAAAATCAGAGACGGTAAATGGGTTAAGTATTCTGATATTGAAGCTGAGGAAGTAAAGGACGATACCTGCTGGTTATGTGGGGGAAGCACGTATTACATCGGCGTGCCGACTAAAAAAGCTATAAAGAACACGTTTACAGATCACAATCTAGCTAAAGCACCCCATAGTAAAGCTATATGCAAGGCGTGTGCGTTCTGCCTATCGCGCCGGGAACTGCGGAACTATTCTATTTTAGCAACCTTGAACTGGCTTATGCATCCGGATCGGGCGTCTATAAAGCACTGGTTACTTAACCCGCCGGAACCACCATTTGTGTTTTGCATAGCTGAAAGCGGGCAGAAATGGCTACACATCAAGGCAGAGGTGGCTTACGATAAACATTTGTTTCCTGTCCAGTTTGAGGATATGCGAATTAATGTTGATTCTCGATTTTTGAAAGAACTTCTGTACAACATTGAGATGTTGTACTCTAATGGATTTAGTAAGAAAGAAATAGAGACCGGAAGTTATAACCAGAAGCATATAAGAGATTTTGAGCTGTCTAACTGGCGAGAGTTTGAAGAAAAGATTAAGAGTCAGCGCAAATCCAGGATATTCAAACTGGTGGTGTTCGTGGCGCAGAAGAATGAGGAACTTGTGTTGAAAGGAGAGGATAAAGAGTGTATTACAACTTCGACACAGAAAACGAACATGAAGCAGCAGCAGCTTTGCTAGTCTATGTTATTTACCGTAGTCGAGACAAAAAACGGTTTAAAGTCAGGTCGGAAATCTGGCAGCAGATAGAACGGGCTGTGAAGAGTACGGCGAAGCGGAGTGAAACGCTGCAGGATTTTATTGAAAAGTTGAAACCAAAGCTTATGTGCGGCAGCATACAGCCGCGCTGGGCACAGACTATACCGGAAGATGTTATTAGTATGAAAATGAATCCAGAGACGGGAGAATTGATACAGATAAAAGATAAAGGACAGAGAAAATTTCTAACTGATGTATTACGAGAAGTTGATCACAAGAAAGTATTAGAGATATTGTATAAGAATGCTTCCTTTGTGGTCCTGCTGGTGCGGGACAGGCTAGAGCGAGAAAAACCTATAGAAGTAGAAACCGAGAAGGAGGTTGTGTTTGATGGAGACTTTTGATTATAGATTGGAAGGTAAGGTAACGTTATTAAGCCCGCTGTCGCATATAGGAGAAAGCCTGGGGCCCGATAGCTTCCTAGCGGAAAGCGTGGTAATAGACGAACGTGGGAAGCCGGTAGAGTGTTTCTTGTATTCAGGAAACGCCTTCCGAGGTATGCTTCGTGATAAGGGAGTTAAATATTTTTTGAATAAGCTAGGTAAAGTAAAGCTGCCGCTAGAAACCTTCTACCTGTTGTTTTCCGGTGGTAGCCTGGGTGGAGAGCAGAAAATAGATATAGAGCAGGCTAGGATGTACCGAAAGATGCTTCCCATATTCAGTATATTCGGTGGCGGTGCAGGGAACCAGATTATCGGTGGGAAGATGAAAGTGGGCCAGATGATACCGCTGGTTAAAGAATGTCAGCGTATACTGCCGGAAAGATTTCGAGATCCAGACGCTGTATCCTGGCGGCAGTGGACCATGGAGAAAAGCTTTACTCGAAAGGACGACGCAAAAGACGAAGGCTTACGGGAGTACTTGTATGAAGATATTCCGGAGCTTCCAGATGGATCAAAGCAGTACCGGTTGGAAGGCAAAACGGAAAAGAGGAAAGAGGAAAAAGCTGGCGATGCGCCGCAGCAGATGCGCTATTCTGTTGAATGCCTGGCCCCTGGTGCAGTGATGTATCACCGGATAGACCTACAAGATATGACAGAGCTCGAATTAGGTGCGTTTGTTTCGGCATTTGTGGAGTTTTCCAAGCAGCCGTATATCGGCGGTAAGTCTGGTGTAGGTTTTGGTCTGGTAGAACTGGAATATGATTACTTTAAGCCATTTGACCGAGAGCCGTTGGGCAAATTTATGGAGATACGTGAGGAGGGCTACTTGCTATCAAAGCCAGCACAAGCAGTAAAAGAAAAATACGACCAGTTTCTGCTGGATTTGTACAACAACTATATCGAAAGCAGGGAAAGTGAAATAAGAAACCTTCTGGGGGCGGGAAAATGAGACCGCTGAAAATTACAGCGATATTAGAAAACCCTAAAGTGGTATCCACAGACGGGTATCTGCCACTGGATTCAATGTTGGCCTGGGCGTGGATACGTAAACATTACCCTGACCGTATTGGCACTGATTCGGCGAAAGTAGATTTGATTGTCCCTGAATTGCCGCTCCAGAGAGTAATCCAGCATGGCGGCTGGTTCTGGGTTTGTTCCTTTGCCTATTTTAAGAAGCTGGATGAAAGAATTGAATACTGGCATAAGCGCTTTGATGCGGACCTGGCGTGTAAATATATGGGTAAGAAAAAAGGTGCTGTGAACGTTAAGAGTGGAAGATACAAAGCCTACCGTATGCCGATAGTGGTGAACATTACGGACAAACTGGAGTGGTTTTGTGTAGGAGACGAAGCAGAGGTAAGAAAATTACTACTTGGTATAACTGGTATAGGTAAGAAATGTAGCCAGGGGTACGGGTTGGTAAGAGATTGGCGGGTAGAACAGATAAAGGAAGACTATAGCATAGTTGGACCGGAAGGTCAGCTTATGCGCAGCGTTTACGAACTGCCGGTAGTTAAGCGGGGCATTTATGCGTTGCCGGAAAAAGTAAAAGCATACAGGAAAGCGCACTATGGCTTGAGGCCACCGTACTGGTTGCCAGCGAACCAGGCTGTGGTTTATATGCCGCTTAATGCGGGGTGTCAAATTTGAAGGCTTATGCAGAAAGGTTACAGCTCACCAGAGAAGCTAGGAGCCGTAAAGTTATCCGGGAGTTGCTAGCGAAATGTAAAAAGCCATACGTAGCTTGGAGCGGTGGAAAGGATTCAACGCTTATGCTTTATTTTGCTTTGAAAGAAAAACCTGATATTGAAGCAGTATATTTAGATGCAGAAGCCAGCTTGCCGGATACGGAACAGTTTATAAGGAAAATAGT